TTGTGTAACCTTGATTGTATAATGACCGCCACTCTTTATAATTAAACTCACCTCTATCATTATAGAAAGGACTATGTGTGTTTGATACGTTATTGATTATTTCTACACTTGGTTGACCCCAAGGATATCTAAGTGGCCAGCGCCTCTTAATCTTCATAAGTTGTATTAATTCAAACTCATTGATATTAATAGGAAACTTTCTTATTTCTTCAGCTAAATCTTCTAATTCATTTACTCTCATTACATATATCCATAAAAATTTGCTTCTTCTCTCTTTCGCCAATCTTTTCTCATTTCTATATATACAGGATCTTTGGCGACTTTATCTCTGGCAGTTTTAAAGATTTTAGCAGACTTTGCTTTCTCGTTTGTTGCCCAATCTTTTGCTTGTGGTAATCTCTCAAACCTTTCATTGTGCGTTTGAACATAGATACGACCATCTTTGTGATTAGCATATCGTCTTGCTCTAGTGAAACCCATTTCTAAAAATTTTCTTGCCATGTCCATACCAACAAAGTCTCTTTTCTCTTTGTACATGTGGTACATATGTAAGATTTTAGTGGCAGATATCATAGCAGTAGCAGGTGTTTTGAAACGCCAATGTTTACATATATCGTTTGTATAAGGTCTGACTAATAATACACCTTGTTCGCCACGACCTATTCTATATCTACTATCATTAGGTTTAAATTTTAATTTTTTATAATTTAAATCGTAATCAAACTCTATCATGTGGTTTTTCTTTGTTCATTGAATATAGCATACCCACAGGTATTATATAACAACATAAAATAAAAAGTATAGACATTACCATACGTTCACTCCTAAGTAAAAAGATATTAATGCTACTGCAATCCAAAATAATATTATTTCTGCTTTCATTACCAACCCATGTAAACTTTAAATATAGACCCAACCAATGCCATTAAACCAATAAACAAACCTGGGAATATAACTATTGGGTGCATACGTTCCATTATGTATTCATTATCTTCGTCTATCTTTTCCCAATACTCTCTTTTATTTTTCATTATCTAACCTCTCTTTCATTCTATACTCTCTAAACTTTAATAAACACCACATAAAGAAAATACTAAATGGCACACCTATAAAAAATAATCCTGCTAAAGTCATGCAACTACCCTAGCGGCATACCAAGATGGTACGTCTCGTTTTGACCATTTAGCAAAATAACTTTTTGCTTCTACATAATAGTTCTTGTAACTTGCAATACTATCACCAGGTACAATACATTGTGGATAATGAGACATGGCAGGTGGTGGTTCTCGCCAACCTTCTTGTTTAATATTATTAGGAGCATTTGCTAGTATCTGATTTAATTTAAAGTTCGTACTATGCACCTTGCCATATCTATGTGTGTATTCATGTCCTAGTTTTTTAAACAAATCATACAACCATAAGTATTGTTCTTTTGTTTCTCTTGCCCACACGGCACTAGGGTGGTGATAGTGTACTGCTTGATATATTATATCTTGTCTTTTATCTTCCATAATATATCGCCAAGTTTTTCTACCTGTTTTACTTCTTGCTTCTGTCTTCACGCCGTCAAGCATTCTATGTGCTGTAGATAATAATTGAGCATACTCTACAATCATTTTTACAACATGTTTATCTACATGCATTTCAGCACATGTTTTTGTATCTTTATCTAAGTAAAATATATTCATGTTCTAACTCCCACTTTTTCCATAATCTTTCTTAATTTAGTTACCCAAATATGTCTCATATCTTCTGGCGCTGTATCTACCATTTTTCTTAGATTAGATACTCTATGCCAAAATTTAGTATCTGGTTCATCAACAACTGCATTTGCACCCCATTGGTTATGTCTAGGATCAGTTTGTTGTTTTATCTTTTCAATTTCTTCATCACTATAGGTCATATACTCCTCTTATATTGTTTTTGATTACACTTTTAATTATATCAGTATAATTTTTTTTACTTGCATATTTTGTAAGAGTATCAGCAAGTTGGTACACATCTGCACCTTTGCTTCTTGCTTCTCTAAATGCTTCATAAGCAAATACTTCATTTATAATTCTAATATAATCTTTTACACTATCACATCTGGTATCATAAACTTTGACACCCCAACCAATCCACTTATCTTGGTCCCAAGTAATTGGTAGTAACCATTCTTCATCTTTGTTCCAGGTTCTGATACCAAATAGATTATTACCTTCATTGGCAAATCTACTTTTACCCCAACCTGTTTCAATTGCTGCTTGAGCAATGATAAGTTCTTTTGGTATGTGATATTCTGTAGGAGTATTTTCGTATATCTTATCAATACATTTGTTTAGTGAATATACAAACTGACTTTTTGTTTCTGTATTAATCACAGGTAGAGTATTAGGAAAATCTTCTATCTCAGTTTCCTTTTCTACATAAGATATTTTTTCTACTGTAAGATTGTTAAATTCAGGACAACCGTCATCTGTACATGGTTGTTCTTTTGCTATTGCTGTGTAAATAAAAACACTTGCAATTAATAATAATATAGTTGAGAATATTCTCATAAGACCTCCTTAGTCAATGTTAGTCGTTTCATTATCTACTGTTAATGTTAGTTTCAAACCATTCGCACCAAACACTCTACGCCATTTGTAGAAATCAATGTTGTGGTTACAACTGTTATCTTCTAACATATAATACTGCCATAAATGTACCATTTCATGTCCTAATACTTCTAAAAAAGTATTAAAACTTTTCATCTTATAATGTAATTCTAAATGACATTCTCTAGGTTTTCTTTTTCTTTTTCTCGTCAATTTTTGTTGGTCTTCAAAAACTACTTGACCAACTGCACCTCTTAAACGTCTAATACTTATACTATCAAACGCTGGTAGTTTTCTTTTAAAGATAATATTATTTAGTATATCAAACCACAACTCGGCGTCTGTAAGTGTAGGATAATAAGGTGACTTCTTATTAAAGTTTTCTGATAATCTATCTATCTTTTTTCTTGCCACTATCTTAAATACTCCATCTTATAAAGTTGTATTTGACCGTGTTCTTCTTTGGCAAGGTCAAGGACCTCGTCAACATTATGTTCATCAATACCACATAAGTCAATATTGTCAACATCTGCTAATTGTTTCTTAGCAGTATCAATGTCAATATTGCCTATACAATATTCGTTTATAATCTTATCTGATTGTTTTTCAGCGTTGTCCCACGCCATGTTTTTAACTTTACTCATAATATAACCTTTCGTTTTGTTAATTTATACATATAATCTATCATAATTTGCTGCTAAAGTCAACAGCAAAGTTAAATAAAAAACCTTTATAAATCAACACTTTTCAACTGTAAAGTGTGTCAGGATGTCGCACTAAGCGTTAATTCTCATAAAATTGTCGTCCCAATTGAACGCTTCCTTTACAAGATTTGCTGTTAATCCTTTATAATGCTTATTCAGTTCTTTGTCTTTTGTCTGTAGTAATAATGTTGCTTCTTCAGCGGACAATGCTTCTAACATTTGTATAAACATATTCTCTCTTTTTATTTGAGTTAGTTGTGGATTGCCGCCTTCTAAGAAATGAAATACCCTATTGATTTCACTTTTCAACCATACATGGTCTGTTGTGCCAAGTGGTGCTTCATTTATTTTGTATGGTGGTGTACTCTCTGGTACTAACCATTTTAATTTAGGGTCAAATGCTAACTTCATTAGCATTCTCAATTCTTTAGTATCATATTTTTGTAATACTTCTATTTTACCTTTTTTGTCCTTTTTATTATTGACCTTAGTAAGTATCTCGTGGTATGATAACTGATACATAGGTGTTGCCATATTAATCTCCTTATTTAGCTGTGATATCAAAACTAATTGATATTCTTTCATTGTTTGTTTGATTTGGTTCTACAAAATGGTCTACATAAGAAGGCCAAATCATCAATAATCCTTCGTGTATATTTTTATGATATATTTCATTACCATCAAAACGTTCCATCATAAAGTTATTTAGTAGTTGTCCAGGACGTGGATCTCTAAAAACAAGACGACCACTATTTTCTGGTACTCGTACATAATAAGTACCTGATAGGTGATAACGACCACCATGATTGTGAATTAAGTTATAATCATTTTGTTGATTTATATTAAACCACATTTGTTCTATAGTTACTTCTTTTACATTTAAAGGTAAATTTTGTGTTAATGAGGTTATTTCATTTACTAAACGTTGATAGATACCTTCTGGTTTCTGTAGTTTGCTTTGCCAACCACCTCTATTTGATTTTACCTCTGATGGTAACTTTGTCTTTTCAAATAACATGTAATCTGCCAGTTCATCATTGTTCATATCATCTATGACTAATGACCATATAGGTGTACACCACATACTGTCCTGATGTATATTTCTGCTCACTAAAATTCCTCTATTTTACCTATCAACTCTTTCAAGTCATTGTTAATTAAATAAGGCAATATTTTTGTTTTACTATTTGCCTTAACTTTTTTATATGTGCTGTATATGTCTTCTTCCATATCGTCTGGAATATAGTCGAAGTCTATTAGTCTCTGGTTACGTTGATAATTTCTATAATGATATTCGTTACAAAATGTTTTAGGATCTTCACCTTTCATTAAAGTGTCAATCCAATAATTTAATTTCTTTTTCAGTATTGGTTTTTGTTTTATCTTGTTTATAAAGGTATCGTCTGGTGACAAGAAGTTAGGTATACCATCAGAGGTATCACCTCGTAAGATATGTTCAAATGTATATTCTTGTGGATTACTTGTTTCAATAAATTTCTTTTGTATAGGACTATACTGTTTTACGTTAGGATATTTTTGTAGTTGTTGAAAGTCTTTGTCGCCTGATATAATTAAAAACTTCTCATTAAACCATTTATGTTTTGCTTTCTTAATTATGACGGCAATAATATCATCTGCTTCTACATTATCTAATTGTACAACTTTATATGGAAAGTTATCTCTTATTTCTTCTTTGATAGTATGTAAAAGACCAAATACACTTTCCCAATCAGTTTTGGATTCGTCTCGCCCTTCCCTACGTTTTGCTTTGTAATGTGGAAATATGTCTCTACGCCAAGGACTAGGACCATCTACTGCAATAACTATATCGCCTGGATATTCATGTTTAAATTTATGTACATAACCCTTTATAGAGTTTAGTATCATATGACGTACAATAGGAATAGACAAGGTCATCTTGTCTTTACTCATTGCTAATTGTACAGCGATATTACTTATCGCTATCTGGCTGTAATCTATCAGTATCATTATCTAAGTTTTCTCCTTCAAACTCAATTTCATCTTCGTCTTCTTTATCAACTATTTTTTTACCTTGATAGTCAATAACAGAATAAGTACGACCTGTCTTATCATCTTTTTGTTTAAACATCATTTTGTCAGTAACATTATGAAAAGGGTGCTCTAAGTCTAGTTCTCTATACAACAAACCTTTAAATGCTTCCATGAATATGCCTAAATCTAGGAACGTTTTGTTACCTAGTTTAGCATCAGATTTACCTATACCTAAACCCTCTTGCTGTAATTGTGTAAGAAGACCTATCACAATATCATCAGCAACTGCGTTAGCATATTTCTTTGTTTGTTCTCTAGCAATCTTTTTCTCAATAGGTTCTTTCTGTTCTTTTGTAAGACCAGGAATATGTTTACCTGTTGGAAACGCTAATATTTTCGCTGTCATATACTATCACTCTCTTTGGTTATGTCCGTCCTGGGTTGGTACACCAATCTTTATTCCTTGGTTTCACCTTGAAAATTGATTTTACCCTCATTTATTAAGTGTTCTCGTAAATCTGTATAACCACCTATGAGTTTGTCACCATGCATTATTTGAGGCATGGAACGTACTTGTTTGCCTATCATTTCAAACATTTTGTCTGGTGTAAAAGAGGCACTAAGTTTATGTTCTTCATAGGGCAGGTTCAGATTATTGAGCAAAGTTTTTGCCTTTGTACAATAAACACAATTGTCCTTTGAAAATACTTTATACATTGTTTACTCCGTTGCAATATTAGTCAAGCTATCAATCGCTTCATCCGCTTTGCTTGCTACATCACTATTTATAACGATTTGATTTGCTGCTTCTTCTTTGATTAATTCTGCAAGTTTATTAAGTTCTCCTAAAGGTAATTGAAGACCCATATACACTCTATACTCATTATCACTTGTTATAGATACAGCAATCTTCCATTGCTCATAACCTTGTACTTTAGTTTGCTTAATTAAGTTTACAATAGTGGACTCTGCTTTTGAGTTAATTACTTTATTACCCTCAGCACCTATCTCTTGTATAAACACATTAGCATTCTTATTCATTTCGCCATGCATTACATCTGCTAAGTCTGCCTTAGCAATCATAGTTGCTTTGTCCATTGCTAGTTGTAAATCTGGACTTGTAGATACACCTACACCGTAAAGATAAAATTTATCTTTCTTATTTAAGAAACCTTTTTTACCTTCTTTTTCTACGAACCATTTAGGTACTTCTTCTAGCATGCCAGACTTTGTTTGACCTTCATGGTCTATCTTTACAGTTTTAGCACATGCTGATACTAATACTGTTAATAAGATTAACATTATATATTTTTTAATCATTATTTTATTACCTCTCTTATATACTCTATTGAGTTGTGCCAAATGTCATAACCAACATCTGGATTATGGTAGACAATAATACCACCTATTATCATACCAAAAATTAATTTAATCATTGTTTCTCCCACGTGCCTTCGTTAGTTAAACATACCTTATCAGGTATTAGACCGCCTTCAATTCTTCTACAGTAAGGCGGCACATTGTCCTGACCATAATAGAATTGAGCGAATAGTTGCCAGTAAGTAGGACCTATAACACCGTCTCTACATATCATTTTTCTACTGACTTCGTTTTCCATGTTTTCATCATAGATAACTTCTATAACACAATTGCTTTTTGTAAACTTTGGTGTCTCATCACCTATTGCATTAGACCAAATCAATATTGAAAAGATTAATACAATAAAAAATATTAAATTATAATTAGGTTCTCTAAACATTACTTAACACTCCTTTTATGACTTTCAATATTGTTTACAAATACTCTAATTAATCTGGACACATCAACTTGTTCTTCCTTTAATGTTTTAGGGTTTTTAAATAACACCCTACAATCATTTACTTTTGCATATGTCATATTTTTATCATCTACAACTCTAGCGTCATCTGTATGCTTACGCCAATCATGTGAAGAATAAACTGTCATTACATTACTCTTTCTACTACTCGCCATCTACCATCGGGCATTTGACACGCTTTACCAAATTCTGTACTTCTATCTAAACTACCAATACCATTGAACGGCCAGCCGTCTTGTATATTTACAGTTGATTGATAGTCAACACATTTAGCACCTGACTTTTCAATATAACTATGTACAATCTTAATATCACCTGTATTACCTGTTGCACTATTATGCCATAGTAAATATTTTGTTTTACCCATAGGCATATTGTTTAACTGGTCTACAAACAATCCAGCGTGTACTGTTCTATCATTCATACCAACACTTGTACAATTAGTTAACATAATTAAAATTAAAATATTAAAGTAACGCATCCAGTTCCTGTTTCGTTAATGGGTCACCGTGACCTTCAGTTTCGCCAACAGGATCAAATCTATCACTTAATATATCTTCGTCACCTAAATCAACTTTCTTAATAACAGGAAAAGGTTTCGTACCATCATAACCTTGAGCAAGTCTTTCCCACTTGACATCATAAGGCAGATTTAACTGACCCATTTCTCTTAAAAACTTTGCCTTATCTAAAGGGTTATCATAAGTATTAAATTCTTCTATGATACCTTCCATAGATAAATCATTGTTTGCTATTTTTTCTTTTCTTGTAGTCATATTTTCTCCTCGTTTGTTATTTACCAATGTCTTTGACATTCGCTTTTGTTATTACTTGATAAGCACCTTTGTTGTAAGCAGGTGCAATAGTAAACTTTTTACTTTCTTCTAAACGCCAGTTGTCAACAGGTTTAGTACCGCCAGACATCTTCTTAGACAACCAATACTTGGCGTCTAATCTTTTTGTAGGGTGGTCTGATATCTCTTTATATGTAACAGTTGTGTACTGTGGTTTTTGTCTCATAATAATTCTACCTTTATCATTTACTTGTAGACCTAGTCTTTTCAAATACTTGATATGTTTTCTTAGTGCTTCTAAATATTCTTTAGTAGGTTTTCTACGTCTTAGTCTTCTTATAGCACCAGAAGTATTTTTAGTATATAATAATGCCATCTATTGTCTATATCCTATCATAAAACGACTTAATTGTCAAGCCTGTATTTGTTCTCGTTTTGTTCTACAAATCCAGTAATTAACATAGGTTCATGTTCTATAGGTTCTACTGCCCTCTCAAAATCCTGTACCTGTTTCTCCCATTTTCTCTGGATAGTATCAATTAATTTGTAAGTAGCATTATCTGTACCCACACCTAAAGACTTCTTAATACTCTTTAGTTCATCAATAAAAGTTAGTTCTGTTATCATTATTGCTCCTTTACTGGAAAGTCATTAGGATCCTTCCAATCATAATTATGACGCCAATCGTCTTTCTTCTTTAGTTCTACAACTAAATCCTCTAG